TACCAGGAATTTTGCATATATGCTTAGCATGGACGGCGTGCACCCAACCATGACTAAAACATTGCTCAGGGCCTTAATGAAAGGCTATGATATGAACGATCCCAGGCAGAAAGAAAACGCCTCAGTCGTTGATAAGCTGGTCGACAGCATGGCCCTAAAAGCTGCAAATTCCATGACAGACTGGGAAGACCCAATAGCCCTACCAAAGGACACTGAACTATATGAGTCAATTCCGTTCCCTACTGATTACTTACCGCCTTCAATAAGGGACGCAGCCAAAGAGATTGCAGCTTTTTGTTTAATGGAGGAAGACGATATACTGCCAATTTTATTGGTAGTTATTTGTATGTCAATTAATAGAAAAGCCCTACTCCAGGCAGGCGTTGCAGAATTAGAAGTTTTCTTCTGTATGTCCATATTTTGTATAGCTAAGTCTGGTCGCTTTAAGTCCACCGTATTCGACCTGGCTCTCAAAGGGTTTAAGGCTGGTGACACTAAGCTGGTGGACCAACATAAAAAAGGTGCAACCAAAAAAGCCTTAGTATTAAAACGTTTAGAGAAAGAAATAAACAAAGAGACCAAAACTAAAAAAGACAGAGAAATGTCATTAAAAGACATTCTAATCGACCTGGCTAGCAAAAATGACCTAATAGAAGAATTTGATAAAAAACGATTAGAGCGTGTACCAGGGTCAATGATTGACGATGTTACTCAAGAAAGGGCAATTGTCAAATGCTTTATGGCGGGTGGCGCAATTAACTTCGTAGCTGAAGAGGGTCAAGGCATTATTACGTCTTGGTCAAATAAGTACAATAAAGGCAACTCTAGTAACGACTTCGCCTTGAGAGGTATGTCATGTTCTGAGTACCGGTACGACAGAAAAAGTGCAGACGAAATTGTTTTCAGGCCTGTAATATCGTCAATTATATTCGTACAACCTGACATTTATGAGTCACAGTTTCTAAACAACCCTAATATTTACTCGTCTGGTATGGCTGCGCGTGTTATACCTATTTACTGGCAAGATCCTGATTACGCCACTACAGGTAAAACTGTTGATAATGTGGATCTGGACATGTCAAAGCTTGCTACTTTTAATACAATTATTGAAAGTTTTGCAGCTTTTGACGTCGACACAGCTTCCACCAAGTACAAGACTGACGAACCAGAGAGCCACAACCTTATAATGCCTGTCACTAAAATTGCAGTGACACCACATCAGACAGAGAATTATATAAGCTTGTTTAACTCCGTATGGAAAAGATATGGAGAAGGTAAAGACTTAGAAGGTAAAAATGAGCTGTTAAATAAGTGTGTTACATTAGGTTATGTCATGGCTGGTAGCGTTTATGCTTATGAACATCACAAAAAGTTCTTCACAACAGACGTGCATATGCCAGGAACAGTGCACACTAACTGCGTAAAGAGTTTTGTAGAGTACTTGGTACTGAAAAAGAAACAAGAATTTGAAGTAAAAGAGAAGTCAGAAGTACTAACAGCAGCTAGAAAAATATACACAACAATCACAAATAGTAAGGATTCTGTGTTTGTAGATGGCATTGAAGACTATAAATTTAGGAACAGATTCAAGGCACATGGAGCAGATTCCACCAATGTAAGAAGAGCAGACATATTTGATAACGCTTGTGTGCTTCTTTACGAATATAACTATTTTAAGTATAAAGGTGGCAAAGTTTTCTTTAATCCTAAGGCAAAATTAGTATTTTAGAAAAATAATTTATTCATTTATAAAAATCGAATTAAGCTAGCTAAGGTGGAGCATCATGTCAGATAGAAAAATAAGATCGGCAGAAGACCTACGAGAAAGATTTTTGCTGGACAACGCAGACTTCGTGTTAGACGAACTAGCTGCAGTACTGCGAGGCGAAGGTGAGTTCTCCTGTCAATCAAGTTTAACACTAGGAAACTACCTTGAGACACTGCACAGGCTGGTGGAGCGCGCGGCTGACAAAATAAAGCTTGATGCTTTAAGTATTAAAAATATTACAGCGGGCGTTGCGTCTGGTAAGATGAGTGCGTCGGTTGCCCAACAATGTATGGACTTACTGAAAACTCAACAAGACATTGAAGAGCTACCTAAACTTCTGGAATCAATGCAAAACATACTGGACAAGCAGAAAAATGAATAGAGCTTCTATAATTAAAGCAGCGCGGCTTGTTTTACATAGACAGGTGACAAACTTGCCTAAAGCTGTACTACTGTGTATGGACGACATAGTAGAAATACCAGAAGACTTTGTAGGTACAATAATAAATTTTAGACTCAGACAGGGAGAGTATTTTGATAAGGAAGGGAATAAATGGCAGACAAAAGGGAGCGAGCGGTGAAAGAGAAGCTGCGCAATGGCTTAAAGACCAATTTCGACTCAGTGACATTCCTGAATGAATGCCAAAGTTGACTTTACAAGGCTAAACATTGACTTGTCAGGACCTCAGTACGAGTTCTTTTCGTCTCAGTCAAAGTCTGTTGCAGCCGTAGCGGGCTTCGGTTCAGGTAAGACCGAAGCAGCTATGTTTCGTATGCTTAGTACGATGTACCAGTACAAAGGCTGTAACATGCTTTACCTGGCTCCAACTTTTCCTTTGATTAGAGACATTTGGTACCCTAAGCTTGAAGAGTTTATGTACGATTTAGGCCTGGGCTACAAGATTAACAAGGCTGAGAATACTGTAATTATTAAGGGCTATGGTAAGATTTTCTGTCGCACCATGGAGCACCCAGGGCGTATCATTGGATTTGAGGTATTAGACGCTTTCCTTGATGAGCTGGACGTTCTATCACGCGAAAAGGCATTAGAGGTATGGCGTAAGGCTAAAGCTCGGTGTAGACAAAAGGCTAATAAGCCCTCCCAGATGTACGTAACAACTACACCTGAGGGCTTTAAGGCAACGTACGAACTGTTTAAGAAGGACCCGGTGCCCGGGTCACATCTTATACAAATGTCAACATACAGTAACGAATGTAACCTGCCGGACGACTACATATCGGAGCTGCGCGCTAACTACCCATTGCAACTTATAGAGGCTTACATCAATGGCATATTTATTAACCTGGTTGCGATGCCTGTTTGGGGTGGGTACGACAGAACACACAATAGATCTAAACACGTGGTTGAGGGATCTGAAGCTTTATGCGTGGGAATGGATTTTAACGTTGGCCGTGGTTGCGCTGTTATATATGTTAATCGCGGAGGCATATTGCATGCTGTAGACGAAGTGCACAATTCGTACGATACGCCACAAACTATAAGTATTCTCAAGGAGCGCTACAGAAACAATGGCATAACTGTCATACCTGATGCAAGTGGCGATGCTAGGAAGTCAGTTAACGCGACAACATCTGATATAGCGTTGCTTAAGCATGCTGGCTACGTAGTTAAAAAGAATAGGAAGAATCCAAACATTAAAGACAGGGTTACAGCCACAAACGCTATGTTCTGTAATGCTAATAATGAGCGTAGGTTGTTCGTTAACGACACAATGTGCCCTAACTTCACTGCAGCATTAGAACAACAGGTGTACGATAACAATGGCCTGCCTCAGAAAGGCGAAGGTAAGTACGACGATATTGCAGATGCAGGTAGCTACCCAATAGCTAACCTATTCCCAATTAAACGACCACAAACAGTGAGACGAGGCATGGAGGATATTATATGACCTTACAAAGAGTTGAGACTAGTGCAGCAGCAGTGGCTACAGAAGAATCGTCAAAGGACAAAGTTGATGCACCTAGCCATAAGTATATGGAATGGATGAGCTTGTCGGATTTACCACGTACCTTACTTAAAGGTACACGTGGTATGAAGGCAGCAAAGGGCAAGTATCTGACACAGAATGCACTTGAGACTGACAAAGCGTTTGAGACAAGGCTCGAGGCATCAGCATTACTAAATGCATTCAAGAAAACATGCTCATTCTTGTCTGGGCAGGTGTTTCAGGCCGATATTGTGTTTGACGATACTGTAGACGTTACGGTGTTAGAGCAGAGTTCGGATGTTGATGGAAAAGGTAACAATATCAATGTTTTCGCTAAACGAGTATTCTTTAATGGCATAGGTAAAGGAGTCGCACTCATACTGGTGGACGCAACTGCTGTAGAGCCTGATACTAACAGAACGGTAGCAGAAGAGCAGGCTTTAGGCGTGCGTACATTCTTTAAAGAAGTACGACCTGAGGACTTAATAGGCTACAGGCTGTCAGACGATGGCACTTTGGCTCAGATTCGCATAGCTGAGACTAAGACCAAGCCAGACGGTTTGTATGGTGAGAAAGACGTACAATGTATACGTTTGTTTAATGACGATGGCACCTGGGAACTGTATGAGAAGCAGGACGACGGTGAGTACATCGTTACAAAAAGTGGCGCTTTGTCGTACAAGGGCGTACCTATTGTGCCCTTTATACCAGGAGAAGAGTTTAACGTTGTAGCCGGTGAGTCTCCACTTATGGATCTTGCTGAGCTTAACCTGGCACACTGGCGATCTAAGTCGGATCAGACTCACATACTGCATGTTGGTCGAGTTCCTTTATTATTCGGCAGGCATTTAAATATGGATACTGCGGTATCTGGTGTGTCGTCACTACTTAACAGCGACGAGGATGGCTCTGACCTTAAATTCGTAGAAATATCTGGTGCAGCTATTGCAGCGGGGGCTGCTGACTTAAAAGAGACAGAAGCGCAGATGGCGTTGTACGGGCTGCAACAACTAGTGCCCAGATCTGGTAATCAAACTGCCACAGAAAAGGCTATTACATCGTCGGAGAGCAACTCCAGCCTTGGTACCTGGGCTACTGAGTTTGAGACTATATTGACTATGGCGTACACTATAGCCGGTGAGTTTCAGAATAAAGAGTTTCCACAAGAAGGGCTATCAGTAAACAAAGAGTACGATCTGGGTATAGCTGATTCACAAGAGCTGCTAGCTATACTTAAGGCCAATGAGCAAGGCGTTATATCTGCACAAAGCGCATTCACAGAGTTCAGACGTAGAGGCGTATTTGACGAACACATGGCATGGCGCGATATTGAGGACGAGAAGGAGTTAGAGGCAGCTAACGCCCCGGACATGCAAAAGCTTAGTGGTACTAATTTCAACAATGATACAGGGGAGGAATAACATGGAAGGAAAATTAGCTTTACCAAGGACACTAGTTATACCAGTCGGAACTATGGGACATACAGCGCCTATTAAAAAGGAGTTCTCGGAAGGCTGGTATGAGTTTACAATAGCGATAGGCAAAGACGAGGTAGCTACGATACAGATTCACGAAGAAGGGCTACGCGCCCTTAAACTTATTCAGCCACCAGCTACGTGGTTGTAAACCCTTACTCAGAGGGAGTAGTTATGAATAAGGAGACTAAAGCTCAACATTCACAGTTTATTGAGCAACAGTTGAAGATTGAGAAATTCGAGACTGCAGCTATACGCGATCTTAAAGCGTATTATGAAACTGCCAAGAAAGCTACTCTACGTGACATTGACAAAGCCATTAAAAGAGGCACCAATGCGCCTGCACACACCAGGCTACAGAGTCTCCTTAAAGAAACAGATTCTATGGTGCGTGCACTCACTGAAATGTTAACCTCGCCTATTACAAAAGCTGTAGGCGAGACAGGCGCTTTCTCGTACAAGGACACTAACAGGATACTGTCCTGGGATGGTAGGGTGGACGGTTTTAATAACGTCAGTAGATCAGCCAACCAAATAGCGTCAATGGTACAAGACGAGAAGCTTGGTGGTAAGTACATTGACGACTGGCTTTGGAGTGCCTTAAAGTCAGAAAATGGGGCACTTAAAGCTGAAATTGCAGCCTCACAAATAAGGGGCGCTGGTTACAAACAAACAATGGGAGAATTACGTGGTAGATTCGATACTATGCTTTCTGCTAAAGGTAATAAACAAAATATTGAAACCGTTACCAAATCTTATATACAGTCTGCGAATGCCAAGGCTCACGAAGACATCTATAAGGCTAATGCTGATGTTATTGCTAGTATTGAATGGTCTGCTATTATGGAGAATGGTAATGTAAGCACTGGTAGGGGAACATGCCCACGATGCGCAGCTCTGGATGGCAGTAAATACGAAGACACCAGTAAAGCACCTAATTGCCCACTGCACCCACGGTGTAGGTGCATGCTTTTACCAATTACCAAGACCTGGAGAGAATTAGGCTTTGACGTTGACGAAATGGAGCCAATTTACGAGAAATGGTACATTCGTTCACCAGGTAGAAAGATACTACAAAAAGGTACTATTGACGGCAGTTACGCTGATTGGTGGGCCACGCAGAGTAAGTCATTTCAGGATAACGCCGTAGGCCCTAGACGTGCCGATCTAATTAGGGCAGGCAAGTTAGAGTTTGCTGACATTGTAGACAATGCAGGCACACTAGTTAACATAAAAGACCTAGTTATGGTGAGCAGCTGAAATCATTGAAAAAATAAATAAAAAGCATGTTGACATATCATATTTAATATGATATTCCCCTACTAGGGAATAATTTCACACAGGAGAACAAACATGAAATACGTATTAGACGAAAACGGAAATATCAAGATAGGTCCGAAAGGCCACCCCATGGTTGTAGGCGATGACGGTAAAGAATATGAAGTTGATGCCATTGGCGCCCAAACCACTATAACAGCTTTACATGCCGAGAGCGCCAGCCATCGTAAAGAGGCTGCTGACCGTAAAAAAGCCCTAGAAGCATTTGGTGATATTGACCCAGTGGCTGCAAGAGAGGCGCTTACAACTGTCAAGGGGCTGTCGACAGACCACAAGGTACAAATTGATAACCTTAAATCAGAGATGAATACTGCGTGGCAAGTTAAATTCGATGCCGAGTTAAGTAAAGCTAAGGCACTTTCTGACGATTTGTTTAATGCACGTGTTACTACAAAATTCGCTACCTCTGAGGTGGTGAAGAAAACAGTTCTCACACCAGACATTGCAGCCAAGGTCTTTGGTGGAAACTTTAATGTTGATGGAACTGCTAAAGACGCTGCAGGTAACGTTATTTACTCGAAAGAAAAACCTGGTGAACCGGCCTCATTTGACGAGGCATTATCAGTTATTATTGACAATTATCCTAATAAAAATGCAATACTACGCGGTAGCGGTACCGGCGGTTCTGGCTCACATCAAGGCGGTGCCGGTAACGATTCTGGTGCAGTTACCAATTTCTTTACAAAAGGTAATAAGCAGTACAGTTTAACTGAGCAGGCTAAGGTTGCAAAAACTAATCCTGAGCTGTATAAGTCGTTGAAAGCATCAAATCAGTAATAAGTTCAGCTACTTAGTAAGGGTGATCCTGACCTGAGTGGCAAAGAAGTATCGCTATCTGGCAATGAGTGATTCGGACCCAGACGGCAGTTAGATAAGTAGCAGAGAGTGATTCCGAGCTACGTTCCACTGAATGTGGTATCTTTCCAGAGAACATTGCACGCATCCCTGCCACGCAACGTATTTGGAGAGATGCCACTTTTTTTTTCTTTTCAAGGAGGCCTATTATGGCTGTTACTCAACTCGCAGATATTTATGAACCCCTTACATTTCGTGCAGGCGTTGACGAAGCTGCCATAGAGCTTAATGCTTTTATCGCATCTGGAGTCATGGTAGAAAACCCAAGCATCACCGAGCAGGCTATGGCTGGTGGGCGTATAGGGGAAGTTCCGTTCCACAAGAATCTGGATACCTCAACGGAGCCAAATTACTCCAGTGACGATCCAAGCTCAGCAAGCACCCCGAAGAAAATCACTACCGGTAAAATGATCTGGCGACTGGCCGCAATGAATGAAAGCTGGTCTACCATGGATCTTACCCGTGAGCTCGCTCTAATGGATCCACTTGGAGCAATTACTTCCAAGATTGGTGGATGGTGGGCAACCCAGAAAGAGAAGCGGCTTATTCAGTCCTGTGTTGGTCTTTACAACGATAACGTTGGAGCCGATTCAAGCGATATGATCGAGGACATTTATTCCGATATCGCCACACCATTGGCCGCGAATATTATCTCTGGTAATGCGATGTTGGATGCCCGCCAGACTTCAGGTGACCGGTCTCGTATGTACTCGGCAGTCGCAATGCACTCTGTTA